GCAAGGAATTTTAATATATCACAAAAAACTAAATTGAAAGCCATGAGATACCTTTGGCGGTTGCTGAAAGTGACCGCCAGAAAGGAGAATACGTGTTAATAATTGAGGATAAAGGACAGAAAGAGGGCTTGCATATCCTTAAGAATAGATATTTCAAAAGCCACGATATGGAAGTCTTGCGTGCACCATTGCCGGTTGGAGATTACATAATTGCCACAGACAAGGTAGCGGATGTTATCCATAGAAAATCAGCTAGAAAAATGGAACTTAAAAAGATGGATTTTCTTGGCACATATGATGTTTCCGTTGACACGAAAAAGGACATGCAGGAAATTGTAGGGAATATCTGTGGAAAAGCACATCCGAGATTCCGTGACGAGTGTATTTTGGCGCAGAACAACGGAATTAAGTTATATGTGCTTATTGAAAATACAGACAAGGTGTATTCCGTCAATGATGTATTTACATGGCATAATCCTCGAGTGGACCGGTATAACAATATTGCATATATGCACACACTTGGAAAATTGCTGAATGTATCGCTACCGAAAACAAAGCCGACATCTGGCAAGGTATTGGCAAAAGCTATGTTGACAATGCAACTTAAGTATGGCGTTGAGTTCGTATTTTGTCGCCCGGAAGATGCTGGGGCAAAGGTTATTGAATTGCTTGGAGGTAGTGAAAATGGCGGAGAATAAGCGGTATTACTGGCTTAAACTGATGGATGATTTCTTTGATAGCAAACGAATCAAAAAACTCCGAAAGATGGCTGGTGGCGATACATATACGATCATCTATCTTAAGATGCAGTTGTTGTCGTTGAAAAAAGGTGGCTATCTGGAATATTCCGGATTGGAAGATGAATTTTACAAAGAGATCGCCCTTGATATTGACGAGGACGAAATCAATGTTCAAGTAACGATTCAGTATCTTCTTTCCTGCGGATTGCTTGAAACATCAGATTCCATTGAGTACAAGTTGCCTTTTGTGCAAGATAACTTAGGAAGCGAGACGGCAAGCACTCGTAGAAGTCGTAAATCTAGGGAAAATGCACAAAAAGCGTTGCAATGCAACAGTGGAGCAACGGAGTGCAACATTTTGCAACAAAATTGCAATGTAGAGATAGATATAGAGAAAGATATAGATACAGATATAGAGATAGAGAAAGAAAATACAAAAGAAAGCGTGCCTGCATCTGATTTGGACTTTGACGCGGAATGGGGATGGGAATACACGATCAATGCATATCCAAAGAAAACGTCGTTAACGTCTGCCAAGGTAGCATGGATGGACAAGCTTTTAGAAGTTATCGAGCCGAACAGGAAAGCCGTTGCAAAGCTGATATATGAGGCTACAGTGGCATATGTTACTGACTATATAGAGAAGAATCCGGATGATACGAATTATCGCTACATACCAAAATACGGAGACTGGCTGAAAGAGGATTGCGATTACTGGATTCGTCAAGTTGAGAAACGAAAGCGAGGTGAGAGCAGTTGACGGAAGCAGAAATTGGAGTGATCGGATGTGTATTGATTGACAATGATTCCATGTACAAGGTTTATAACAAATTGAAGCCGGAAATGTTCAGCTCTGAATTTTGCCAAGATGCTTTTGCTGAAATGCTTGCCATGTATGATCGTGGAGAAAACATTAATGTCGTTTCACTGTCTCAGTCACTTGAAAACCACAAATGGGAGCCGGAAATAATTGCAAGCGAATTGAAAGAATGCATATCTGTTACCCCAGTCTCAACGGCAATAAAAAGTTATGCGGATGCAGTCATTAAGGATTGGCGGGTAAGGGAAACAAAAAGCCTTTTCCAGAGAGTGAGCCTTAGACCATGTGATATTGATAATTCGATCGCGGAAGTTCTTACAAGGCTTGAAGAAATCCAAGTTAATCAGTTGAAGAAATCTAAGTTGATGAAGCAAATCGTATCAGAGAACAAAGATAAATACTTCAATGATGATGTTGGAGAGGACAGGGTAAAGACAGGATTTTACCATCTTGACGATTGCCTTGGCGGTCTTGAAGGCGGAGACATTACAGTTGTTGCTGCGAGACCGGGAGTTGGTAAGTCTGCTATTGTGGCACAAATAATCGAGAATATGGCAAGAAAAGGCTATAACACTTGTTACTACAACATGGAGATGAACAACAGTCAGATTTATGAAAGGTTTGTTTCAAGAATGTCAAAGATTGGTCTGACAAGAGTTCGCAGGGCAAAGGCTTTTCTTGGTGGAGAGAAAGAAGCCTTTGACAAGGCAAATGATGAGCTTGAAAAATATCCGATCACAATTGACGATCAGACAAATGTTATTGAGGAAATAAGAACGCAATGCAGGCATCAAAGATATGACGTGATCGTAGTTGACTATCTGCAATTGGTACGGTGTAACCGGAAGTTCAATAATCGTGCATCCGAAGTCGGGGAAGTTTCGAAGCAATTCAAAGCACTTGCGAGAGAGCTTCACGTTCCGATCATCCTATTGTCACAGCTTAACCGAGTATCGGAAATGAATGTAACGAAAGAGCCTACAATGTCCGAATTAAGAGAATCCGGAGATATTGAGCAGGATGCTTCCAATATTATTCTTATGTGGAATTTGGATGAAGACAGAAAATTTAAAGGCTTGAAAGTTGAAAAGAATCGACAGGGTACACCGTTTAGAGAAGTTGTTCAGTTTGAAGGTGATCGTATGGAATTTATCGAGCGAACCGAAACCATTGAACAGATTCAAGCACGGATGCGACAGAAAGACGGTTTCCGAGAAGTATGTGGCAGCACACCATTTGATTAAAAGGTGAATGATTATGGCAAGTAAGAAATTTGAAAAAGGTTCCGAAGAATGGCAGTTTTTTAATGACTATTATAAATTCCGGCAGCAGTTTTATGAAGCTGATAACGAAGATGAGTGGTTCCAAGGAATGATGGAAGCAGGGGAAATGCTAATTAAAAAATATGCACGGACAAATATATCAAAATATGTTCAAAGTCTTGTATTTAGCCATTTTGAGGATGTAGAGAGGAGATGGAAGAGCAAATGAGTAATGCACTGGCAAGAAAGAAAAAGCGGATGCAGCCACTTGGATATTCCAAGAGTGAACTGATCGGAATACAGAGACACGCCAAGGCACAAAGCAATGCGGATTATCTAATAGAGGAATCCTATTATAACGTCCGTATGATGGCATATCAGGCACTGCATGATAAGTTCGGATTCGGACACAAAAGAATCATAAAGGTTGAGCAGACTATTGATGCATATGTGGAGAATGCAAAGGATGGAACGACAGGCGAGGAACTTGGTTTTTATCTGAAAGATAAATGCAAGATTGACGTGCGAGAGGAAACTAATAAGATTCCGTATCGTGAGAGCTTTTATCTGGTAGAGAGAAAGATTGCACCGAACTGCATGATACAGGCAAATAAGTTTTTACTGGCACAGGTATTTAATTATTTTGCTATGTTGGGTGTCTGCCTTAAAACACAGTTTAAATTTTCGGGAAATCAGATCAGACAGGTTTATGAGAGAATCAGATATTTAATTAACTGCCTTGCTACCGGATATGAAACCATGACAGGGATCGCAAGTGTTTTGGAATGGGAATGTAAGTACATTGACAAGCGTTTTATCGGAAAGACGTATGAAATATAGGAGGAATGGTTGATGGACAAGTTAACTGTGGAACTGCAGGATGGATATTTTGTGGAGATTGATTCTCTGAATCACACCCTGAGACAGAGATATGCCGGACAGGATAAGGACGGCAATGAAAAAGAAAGCGTTCGAACAATCGGATATTTTGGAGACATGAAACAGTGCATTAAGGCTTTGTTAGAGCGTTATCCGAGGGAGTTATCTGAAAAAGCACAGATTTCCTTTGATGAATATTTAGAACTGTTGGATAAGGCTTATACGAGGTCAGAACAGCTTGTAAACAGTCTTGGAAAATGACGGAGGTATAAATTGCACAGAGAAAGCAAAGAGAGACGCAGAATCATAGCAGAGATGGAAAACCGTCAGACGAGAATGCCGAAGCATCCAAACCCGGATGCATTGAGAAATTTTAAGGAAGTACCGTATCAGTTGCGGTACGGGAAGGAGAAAAAGGATGCTGAATAAAGAGAAATACATGAATGAATTATTGGAGTTTGCATGTACAGACAATAAGTTTGCTATTACGAAAGATGGAAAGCTTCGGGAATGTCGTGGTGTAAGATGCAACGAGTGCGCGTTTGAAAACGATGGTATGGCTAGTTGCGGCGATTCACGCAGAAAGTGGATGGAACAGGAGTACAAAGAACCACAGGTTGATTGGAGTAGAGTTCCAGTTGATACACCGATTTATGTTAGATACCGCAGCAGCGACGAATGGGAGAAAAAACATTTTGCTAAATTCGAGAACAATTATGTGTATGCGTGGAGCGATGGAAAAACATCATGGAGCACCACTAATGGATCTACAATGGTATGGGAGCATGCCAAACTGGCAGAGAGCGAGGATCAGAATGAAAATAAGCAGGATTAAAAACCAGATATCTGAGGTAGCAACAGAAGCCTGCGGGTATTCTCCACTAACAAAAGTGGTTTCGGAGGAAGAAATCAACAGGATTTTGGAGCAGGAAAGCGGATGGATTCCAGTAGATGAGCAGATTCCTAATACTGATAAATATATCCTGGTATCGTTTGAAAACTTTACTATTCCAGATGTCGGAAGATATGAAACTGATGAAGATGGTAACGGTGCGTTTTATCCGGGGGATGATGACAAAAGCTATGCAAAATATGGATTATTTGTAAATGCTTGGATGCCACTGCCGGAGTCGTACAGCACAGATGCAGAAAAGCCACATATTGAAAAGCCACAGACCAATGCAGACCGGATCCGGAGCATGACGGATGAAGAACTTTTAGATTTCCTTTGCTCAATCGAAACATATGAGCAGGGTAGCGTAAAGACCATTGAGGGCGGCGTAGCAATGTGTTCTGTTACAGAGGTGGAACAATGGCTTAAGGCAGAAAGTGAGGGATAGCATGGAGAGAGCGGAAACAACAAGGTTTCTCGGAGAACTGCTTGTAAGTAGCCGATTTAGCGGCATGGGTAAATACTGGGCGAGTGAGGTTAGCATTGACGCGTTCACAACTGCCGGGAAGGGTGGAAGAGTAGATTTCATGCAGTTTGAACCGCCAAACCAATACGCAGTGTCATCGTTGGAAAAGGGAATTTTTATATGCTACGAAATCAAGAGTTGCAAAGAGGACGTATACAGCGGGAATGGTCTAAACTTCTATGGTGAGAAAAACTACATAGTAACCACGATGCAGTGTTATAAAGATATTCTTTCAGACTTGAATGATAGAACTTTTGAAAAACATCTTATTAAAACAAATCCAGAATCTTCCAAGAATTTTGGAATTATAGTGGCTGTTCCGTGGATGCGGGATAAATATCAGGAGTTTGAAGAACCGACACGGGTATCGGATGATGTATCATGGAGACTGGAAATAATAAAGCCCTGCATCGTGGGAAGCAGAAAAAAGTCTATGACGGAAATGCTGTTTTGTATGATGCGGAGCGGACATTAAATTTGAGAAAACGAGGAGTGGTATGGAAAAGATGACAGACGGAACATGCAGTATCTTAAATGATACTTGTCTGGAAAAGAATATTATGGACTGCCGGTATTGTCAGTTGCATAGCGTTGTTGAAGATTACAGAGACCGGGTATACAGGAAGCAGGAGGAGAACGATGGAGAGATGGTAATTGGAGAGGAATTTGTCCGTGTATTCCTGATACTGTCTGCCAGTGCACAAGACTTGAGGATAAGAACGGTAAACGGGTCTTTGAGAATGATATTCTTAAGGATAATGTTATTTATGGTGTTGTCAAATGGGATGATGCAAATGCAAGATACATTATTGATGACAGAGAAGATGGATATCAAGATTATTCTGAATGGTTGCATGAATGTGAAATTATCGGCAACATATTTGATGATCCGGAACTATTGGAGGCATAGTCAGGATTAAAGGCAGAAAAGTATGCGATCCGTTGACCGGAGTATGGAGCACTGGATATTGGATCAAGGATGACTAGAGCAATTATTATCCTGTGTAGGTGGAAAGGAGCTGCAATGGTGAATGAAAAAATAAATAGCTGGACATTTGAAGAAACCGTTAAAACAGCTGAAAATCTTATGAAGAATGAGAAAAATATATTTAAGTGGGATGTATTACGGCATCTGAAAGATTTTGCGGAAACATATCAGAAAGAAATACAGCAATACCGCACGATCGGAACAGTGGAAGAATGCCGGGCGGCGGTGGAAAAGCAGACAGCGATTTCCAGAGAACTCATTGAGGGGAAATATTTCTGCCCGAAGTGTCATAACCTAATGCCTTATCCAGGATATTGTGGGTGCGGTCAGAAAGTGTATTGATGAAAGAAAGGAAGATAAAAAATGAGCGAAGAACTTAAGCCATGCCCGTTCTGCGGCGGAAACGCAATGTTCTTAACCATTACAAATAAGTCATCACATTCGGCTGTTGGGGTAATGTTCAAAATCAAATGTATGAAATGCGGAACAGAACTTCCAAAAAGCTATGAATGTGAGATGTACATGGATCAGGACGGAGGCATCAGAACAGGGAAAGACGAGCGAACGAAAGCAACTACAGATTGGAACAGGAGGGCAAACGATGAGACTGATTGATGCGGATGCACTAAAGAAAGATTTAAAATCGGTTACTTTAAGCAATGGAACTTTAGTAAATACAAATGCAGTATTGTATTTACTAGAAGAATATCCGACGGCTTATGATGTAGACAAGGTTGTGGAACAGTTGGGAAAATTAAAGAAAGCAGAGCAGGACAGACCAGATGATTGCGACGAGGACGGATGCGGAGACGGCGAACAAATCTACGATGACGGGAGAAGCCAGGGAAGATTTGAAGCATTTGGCAAAGCAATCGAGATCGTGGAAGGCGGTGGAGTAAAGTGACAAGAGAAGATAAAGAAGCAATTTTAAATAGTTTTGACGAAACAATGATACAACCGGATGAAGCAATGAACCTCACAGAAATGAGAGCATATGTAAAAGGTTTTGAAGATGCTAGAAATGCAATGTTTGATGCGACTGACAAGTTTTATCGAAGTAATAAGACGGATTAGAACCGTAGAGAAGAGGTGCACTGATATGTCAAAAGCAGCATTAGTTATGGATATGCCGGAATCATGTGATATGTGTGATTTTGTAGATGATGAGCAACCGCCAAGATACGGAGAAAAAACATTGTATTGTGGAGTACCGGGAATGGGAGAGGACGTAACAGATTATATAGAATGTAGACCCGAATCTTGCCCGCTCCGGGAGTTGCCAGAGAAGATACCAGAGTTGAAATCTGGTTATGAAGATCTCGGCACATCAATACGTCGGGTGGGTTGGAATGCCTGCTTAGATGAAATTTTAAAATAAATTGAAAGGAGTGAGATGTTTGCCATCAGATTGGATGATTTAAAAGCAATAAAACGATGAATTTATTGCATAAAACACAACATAATTAAATTTAAAGTGCACTATTGTAGATGTGTGCACGGAATATAAGAAAGGAGCCGGAACCTATCCGGATAAAAGGCGCGCCGGGTTCCTTTCAAAAGAAAATGAAGAATAGTGAATTAAAAGAATATGTAAACAGCTTTCCGGATGATGCACCGGTGAGTATTATCTGCGCGAATCCAAGAAAAAGAAAACTGTACAAGTTGGAAAATGTAATATGGGTGACAGACCAAGGGCAGCCTTTGATCCTTATTGACATTGGAAAAGAATCGGATATGGATGCAGAAATGATATCCGCTTGCGAAGAGGATGAAAAGTCTGCGGATGATCTGGAAGGACAGATGCAAATCGAGGATTTTCCGGAGGTGATGCCGTAATGGATTTTGGATATTACAACATGGATTGTATGGATGGGATGAAAGAGTTCCCGGATGGTTACTTTGACCTTGCGATTGTAGATCCACCGTATGGGATTGGAGAAAATGGAGATAAAAACCATACAAGAAGTAACCTAGCAAAAGCAAAAGATTACAAGAGTTTTAGCGGAATGGATATAAAACCACCAAACGAAAAATATTTCAATGAACTGTTTAGAGTGTCAAAAAATCAGATTATTTGGGGAGCAAATCATTTTATAAGCAAAATGCCGTTTAATAGTAGTTGTTGGATTGTTTGGGATAAAGATAATGGAAATAATGATTTTGCTGATTGTGAACTTGCATGGACTTCGTTCAGTACTGCAGTAAGGAAGATTAAATATAGGTGGCACGGAATGCTTCAGCAAAATATGAAACACAAAGAAAACCGTATTCATCCTACACAAAAACCAGTGGCACTATATGAATGGCTTCTGAATAGCTATGCAAAGCCCGGAGACATTATCCTTGACACACATGTAGGAAGTGCTAGTAGTTTGATAGCCTGCTACAGAACCAACCATCCATATGTTGGCTTTGAACTGGACAAGCATTATTATGATTTGTCCAAAAAGAGATTAGATGCAGAAATGGCACAAATGCGATTATCTGATTTTATGCCGGAGGTGATGCCATGATTAACGGAGAATTGATAGTTGACAACTTCGCCGGCGGTGGCGGTGCATCCACTGGAATTGAGTTGGCAACAGGCTATAGTGTAGATATAGCCATCAACCATGATCCGGAAGCTATAAAGATGCATAAGGCGAACCACCCGAACACGAAGCATTATTGCGAAAATGTTTGGTCTGTTGATCCAGTAAAGGCATGCAATGGGCATCCTGTCGGACTTGCCTGGTTCTCACCGGACTGTAAGCATTTCAGTAAAGCAAAAGGTGGAAAGCCAAAGGATAAAAATATCAGAGGTCTTGCATGGGTAGCCTGCAGGTGGGCGGGACTTGTCCGACCGAGAGTCATCATGCTTGAAAATGTGGAAGAATTTAAAACCTGGGGACCACTTGGGCGGCGACACCATCCGATTAAGGCAAAGCAGGGCGAAACATTTCAGAAATTCGTTCAGCAGCTCACGGATTTAGGATACGAAGTGCAATTCCGGGAGCTGATTGCTGCCGATTATGGAGCACCTACCATGCGAAAGAGATTTTTCATGATTGCCCGGTGTGATGGCAAGCCGATTGTATGGCCAGAGCCAACACACGGACAGGCAGACAGCGAAGCAGTAAAAGCTGGACTGTTAAAGCCATATGTTGGAGCATACACACAGATTGATTTCAGCCGGCCATGTCCGAGCATTTTTGACACATCGGAAGAAATAAAAGAAAAGTACGGCATCCGGGCGGTTCGTCCGCTGGCAAAGAAAACAATGGACCGGATTGCAAGAGGACTGAAAAAGTTCGTTCTTGATAATCCAGAACCATTTATCATTCAGTGTAATCATGGCGGTGAGCGTAGACCGAACGACATCCGAGAGCCGATGCCGACTATCACCGGAAAGCACGGATATGGGATTGTAGAGCCATATATGGTGCAGATCGGGCAGACTGGATTTACAAAAGACCGAAGCAAGGATGTTAGAGAGCCGCTTACAACGATTGTGAGCAAAAACGAGCATTGCCTTATCAGTCCTACATTGATTCAGTACCATTCTGAAACTTCAAAAGATGGAGTAAGAGGACAGACTATAGAAGATCCGATCATGACAGTTGACAGCTCAAATAGATATGGACTGGTCACATCATTCCTGCATAAGTACTATGACGGAGGATATAAGGGTGCTGGGGAAACAGTAGAAAATCCGCTTCCGACAGTGACCGCATGGGATCATAACAGCGTTGTTACTGCAAATCTGATTCAGATGAACAATCATTGTGACGGAAAAGATATCAGACAGCCATTACCAACGATCACGGCTGGTGACGGACACTTTGGAGAGGTCAGAGCGTTTCTGATTAAATACTATGGACAGGGAACAGGGCAGGATATAGAACAGCCGCTTGATACTGTGACAGCCAGGGATAGATTCGGATTGGTTACGATAGAGGGTGTCGATTATCAGATCGTGGATATCGGACTGCGGATGCTGGAGCCAAGGGAGTTATATGGATGTCAAGGATTCCCTGATGATTACATAATCGACCATGATTACACCGGCAAGACATATCCGAGAAGTGAACAGGTGCGCAGATGTGGCAATGCAGTATGCCCACCGATACCTGCGGCACTGGTCAGAGCAAATTTGCCAGAATTGTGTGTTGCAGAGCGTATGCCAAATATGCAGATAGAAGCAGAGCAGACAGGACAGCTTCGGTTTGCCTAACCTTTAAATTTTAGAACCAGATAAAAAACCTTGCAATCATCATACCACCTCCCGTAATAGTATATGCTGCGGAGGTGGGAGATGATATGGAAAGAGAGGGGCACAGATGGATTGGAATTATGACATGGACAGTTGTCCGTTAGATACAAAGGTTTTCTTATTGTCAGCAAACGACAACCTACTTTTGCCACAGCGTGAATTTGTTGGCACTCTTATGCGCAAAGGACATTCTGTTACAAGAGGTAAGTGCTTTAGTGGAGATCCAGAGTATTTTTATAGAAGTAAAATTGTTGCGTGGAAGAAATATAATGCAGAAAGAGAGGAATAATTGCATGAAGTATACGGTAGAACTGACAGAAAACGGAATTAATGAAACATTGGAATTGAATGGAATAACTTACAGAAAAGAATGGACAAGGTTGGAAAATGGTTTACTTCAGTGCTCACAGAAAGATTTCTCGGAGCAGATGAGAGAGAATGGACATGATGGAGACCTTATAGAGAGAGTAGCAGAAGTATTTGACAGCTTTTTGGCAGGAGACGTAGATGATATCAGGGATTGTTATGATTAAGGAGAACGTGTAATTATGCTCAATAGCAAGGTATATACAAAAAAGTGCGTGATCTGCGGAAAAGAATACAAATCAATATCAGTCAGAGCACTTACCTGTGGGAAGGATTGCAGAAATGAATACCGCAGAAGAAAAGATAGGGAAAAAAGAAGCGTAAAAACATGTAGAAACAGTACATTAGATAATGTTTTAGGAAAAGCAAGAGAAGCCGGCATGAGTTACGGAAAATATGTGGCAATGATGGACGGTACACCGAAGATCTGGCAGGGAGAAGAATAAAAAATATAAGAGGAGAATGGCTTATGAAGTTTTCAAAACTGACTAAGCCAGAGCTTGAAACAATTATTGAAAACGCCAATTTCACGGAGCAGGAAGAAGAAATATTTTATCTTCTTGCCCGTGGACTTATTTCAAAAGAAATAGCCATGAGACTATGCGTATCAACAAGAACAGTGGAAAGAAGAATTTTTGATATTAAACAGAAAGTAAAAAAGTTAGAAGGTGAGTTAAACGGGAAATCTTTCAAATAGTGAGTTGTTGAATATTGCCATCGAAAATGGTATTATCAACATAGACACCATTCAGAAAAAAATTGAAATGAACGAAAGGAAAAAATTTATTGAAAAACACACTTACAGCATTTGGCAAGGAAAAGATGGAAAGTTTTACACATATTTGCCAGATGAAGATAATAAGAGAGGAAAGAGACTTGTAAAGAGAACATCTGAAAAAGCAATTGAAGATGAAATAGTAAAGTTCTATAAAGCTAAGGAGGATGAACCTACAGTTATTCAGGTATATTCTAATTGGATTTCTGAAAAACTTGAATATGGTGAAATAACAAGACAGACAAAGGACAAGTACGAGACAAATTTTAAAAGATTTTTTGAAAATAAGTATTTGCCGATTGCAAATAGAAAAATCCGGTACATTGATGAAGAAATATTGGAATCATTCATAAAAACAGCTATTTCAAAACTGGAACTTACGCAAAAAGCTTATTCTGATATGCGGATATTGATTAACGGAATTTTCAAATATGCAAAGAAAAAACATTATACCAGCCTGAGCATAACCAGTTTTATGGGTGATTTGGAAATTTCGGAAAAGTCATTTAAAAAGAACCATAAGTCAGACTGCGAATTGGTATTTTCTAAGGATGAGGAACTTTTAATTGAACGATTTGTAATGGAAAATGAGCCTACATTGATAGAACTTGGCATTATTTTGGCATTTAAAACAGGATTGAGAGTTGGGGAAATATCTACCCTCTCATGGTCTGATGTCGGAGAAAATAAGATACATATATCAAAGACAGAAATAAGATATAGAGATGATAATGGCAAATATGTATTTGATGTTCAAAATTTTCCTAAAAGTGATGCCGGGTTTAGAGATGTTATAATTACCGCAGATACCAAAGAACTTATGAGAAAAATAAAAATGCTCAATCCATTTGGGCAATATATTTTTATGAAAAACGGTAAACGAATAAAAGGTCAGGCATTTACAAGGCGGCTATATGTGATATGTGATAGAATAGGAATTGGTGAACGTTCAATTCACAAGGCAAGAAAGACATATGCAACAAAGTTGATAGATGGAAATGTTCCAGAATCGGTAATAAAAACACAAATGGGGCATACAGATATCAGAACAACTCTCGATCATTACTATTTTAATAACAAGACAGAGAGTGAAATGCAGGAATATATTGCAAAAGCATTATCAATGTAAAAGGTAACACGAGGTAACACCTTTGGAGATAAAGAAATTCAGTATTTATGCGGGTTTGAGAGAATTGATACCGAGTTCGAATCTCCCTTCCGCTACTTTATTTTTGTTTAAGAAAACCTTGTGAAGCCTTGATTTTACTGAAAGAAAGGAGTTTTTGAATGGTGTCTTTTCTAAAGGTCAAAATCAAAGGTAACACTAAAGGTAACACGAACGGATGTATGGACGCTTAATGCGTTCTTTTTTTTGTATTTTTTGACGGCAAACTGTCGGAATCGTGACGGTTTTGCCGCCTTTTTTTATGCAAAAATATAATCAAAGGGAGGGATGGTGGTGTTTTCAGATGAAGTTCTTGAAAAAATTTTTGCCAGAAAAGAGTTACAGTCCTTGGACTTGTCAACGCAGTCGTCTATCATACACGCAATAGAAGATGTTTTAGAGGAGGTCAAACAGGATGAATATGAGCGGAGCATACCAGAATCCGATTTATAATCAGCAGATGCAGCAATACGGGCAGCAGTACGCATACAATCCGTATATGAATCAGCCACGCATTGATAATACACAAAATTATATGCAGGCACCGCAGCAAATTCAGCAGCAGATCCCGGTTCAAACTTTTGGCATAAATGGAAAAGTAGTTCCGGCGGTAGAAAACATCACTGCCAATGATGTGCCAATGGATGGCAGCGTTGCATTTTTCCCAAAACAGGATATGACAGAAATATACGCTAAAAGTTGGAACGCAGATGGCACAATTCGCACAATCGTTTTTAAGCCAGTTTCGCATGATACTGTTAGCAATTTATCGCATGATACTGAAAAATTGAAATTTGACCTATCAGACGAGTGCACAGGTGCATTTATGCAGAAGTTTGATGAACTTTTTGGGAAGATTGAACAGATAGAAAACCGATTAGATAAAATTCCAAGCAGTCAAAGAAAAACTTCACAGGTAAAAAAGGAGAGTGATCCAGAATGAATCCGGCACAATTATTGTTAAATCAAATGATGAATTCTCCGCAGGTTCAAAACAATCCTATGGCAAAAAATGCCATGCAAATGTATCAAAGCGGAGATACAGGTGGACTTAAGACAATGGCAGAGAATCTCTGTAAAGAAAGAGGAATTACGGTAGATGAAGCAAAACAAAAGGTTATGAATATGTTTAATCATTAGTACATTTTGGGTTGCGCGCATAATAACCGGTTATCCCATTTGTAAATAAATCAGATGGAGGTAAACAAAATGTTTAATGGAAACGCATCTCCTAGTCTTGCTGATATTGCAGCAGTGACAGGAAACGGAAGAAACAATGATGGCATGTGGGGCGGCGATGGCTGGTGGGCTATCATTATCTTCGCTATGATTTTTGGCTGGGGCGGCTTTGGCGGCAATGGCTGGGGAGGAAACGGAGGCATGGGAGCGACAGCATCTGCATACACCGACTCTGCAATTCAGCGTGGATTTGACACGCAGGCTATCATCGGGAAGTTAGATGGTATTGCAAATGGTCTCTGTGATGGATTTTACGCACAGAATACCGCCGTTATGAACGGTTTCCATGGTGTAGACAATGCAATCTGCAACCTTGGATATCAGACGCAGCAGGGATTTAATACCACAAATGTAACACTTATGCAGGCACAGAATGCTTTGCAGTCCCAGCTGGCTAATTGCTGCTGTGAGACCAGAGAAGCTATCCAGGGCGTGAACTACAATATGGCGCAGAACACCTGTGCGCTGCAGAACACCATGAACAGCAACACGAGAGACATTATTGACAGTCAGCAGGCAGGAACAAGGGCAATCCTTGATTACCTGTGCCAGGAAAAGATTTCTTCCTTACAGGCAGAAAATAACGACTTAAGAAGAGCCGCTTCACAGGATCGCCAGTCTGCATTGCTCACTACTGCAATGTCGGCACAGACCCAGCAGATCATCAACGCTGTAAATCCAGCTGCAATCCCGGCATATGTTGTGCCAAATCCTAACGCTTATGCGTATGGTTGTGGATGCAACACAGGATGTAGCTGCTAAAAGTAGTTGCTACACAAAATTGAATAATTGAGTATCTTAATTGAGTTTAACTCGACTATGTCTGCAAAAGCAGTATTACTTATAAGCGCAAAGGGCAGACTGAAATATGTTTGCCCTTTATTTCATGAATAGGAAGGTAGAATACATGGACGAAATTAAAAATAAATTTATCGAAGCAATCAAAAAGATTGATTTTGAAAAGCTTAACATTTCGGAGCTTAAAACTCTTGCGGAAATAACTGGATCAGTAGAAAAAATGGCAAAAAAAGATTATTCTGAGCTATTGATGGAAAAATTTTCTCCAGACCACGGATTTGTTTTTTCGAGCTCCGATACAAAAACAATAGCAGAATTAAAATAAGGAGGTCATATTATGGCAGAATTTACAGGAATTGCATTACAAACAGTCGCGCAGGGAGAAGATGTAGCATTTACAGAAACTCCGGTATGCGCAACAAAATGCATTGTTCATAGACAGGGAAGTGGCATTGTTAAATTAAGAGGACTTACAAATCAGTGCCGGGCAAGATTTTTGGTATCTTATTCCGGGAACATTCAAATTCCTACCGGTGGCACAGTGGAAGCTATTTCACTGGCTATTGCAATTGACGGAGAACCGTTGCAGTCAACTCGAATGATTGTTACACCGGCGGCAGTTGAAAACTTCTTTAACGTTTCGGCGCAGGCATATGTGGACGTTCCTCGCGGTTGCTGTGTTACGGTAGCGGTACAGAATACGTCTGCGCAGGCAATCGAAGTTCAGAACAGCAATTTAATTGCAGTCCGGGAAGCGTAAGGAGGGCGGTTTTATGGATATTAAGAGAATGCACGAAATGATCGAAAAACTGTCTGAAAGCGCAGAGTGTGAGTTTGCAAAAGGTATCGAATGTGTAGATACAGAAGAGATGGGAAAAGTCACGGACATGCTTAAAGACCTTGCGGAAGCCATGTATTACCGGACGCTTACAAAATCAATGGACGAATCAGACCCAGAGCAGGTTCTTGATATGTTTGAGCGTTACGGAGACGGCAGACGGTATTATGACCGTTACCGGTATGCAGACGGCAGATTCGCGCCAAAGGGAAGAGGTACGCGCCGCGGATATGAAGAACCTCCGTACTGGCACATGACACCGGAAATGTACCGGGAAATGGAACACGACCGTGATATGGATCGTCACTCTGGCAAAATGTATTACACAGAGCCTACAATTGCGGCAGATGGCGGTATGCGTGACCGCAGAGAGGGTAAAAGCGGAATGAGCCGCAGAAGCTACATGGAAAGCAAAGAGCTTCACAAAGGCAATACGCCGGAGGACAAGGACGCAAAGATGCATGACCTTGAAAAATACATGAAAGAGCTTTCGGAGGATATGGCGGAACTTATCTCCGACATGACGCCGGAAGAGCGCACAATGACAAAAAGCAAGCTGTCAACGCTTGTTTCCAAAATGTAATGACAGGGGCAGAAATGCCCCTGTTTGTTTGAACATTGACAACTGAATATCAGCTAGTGATTTGTGGATTTGGAAATTTTTCAAAAAGGTATTGACTTGTTACATGTAACATTATATAATGTAACTCGTAACAAGGAGGTGGTTAAAATCGCACCCAAGAGCAGAGCTGATTATATGAAACAACGTAGAGAAAAGACAAGAAATTTTAGTGTTGAGCTTGACAGGGAGAAGTTTGAAAAGTTAGAAGAAAAACTTTTTGAAAAAGGAATGACTAAAAAAGAGTGGCTTGACAACAAGGTTGATGAAGAAATCAGCAGTTAAACAAAAAGAGCAGTTGCAAATGATTTGACGGTCATGCAACTGCCCTAAAACCGAGATAACTCTCTGTGAAATATTTTATCATAGAGAGCATCTCTTTTCAAGAAAAAATTGAAAGGTAGGAAAAATCTATGACCAGAGACGAAACAATCGAGAAAATAGCAGAACTTTTGAGCACGCAGAGCATCTATGTATGCGAAGCAATATACAAAGCCGCAAAGAACATTTCCGAACCGCAGGAAGAGAAAGGCGGTGAGAGATGAAAGAGCAGTTAATTACAGAAATCCAGAGCATACAGGACGAGAAGTTTTTACAGTTTATTTTGAATACGATACTTTCATTTAAGAAGAAATGGGGGATTTGCTGATGAATGATATTCAGATTTCAGAAAACAAAGAAGAACTGACACTGACAACTATTGACATTGCTGACATGATGGAGATGCCGCATTGGCAGATTTTAAGAAAACTTGAGGGCACGAAAAAATTCAAAGGAATTATACAAATTCTTAACGACAACAAAATTGTTGTGGTTGATTATTTCATCAAATCATCGTATACAGATGATAAAGGAGAGGAAAGACCATGCTACAAAGTAACCCGCATGGGCTGTGAGTTCCTCGCAAACAAATTTAACGGGGAAAAGGGAATTGTCTTTACTGCTCGGTATGTGAAGCGCTTCCACGACATGGAACAGGCTATGAAAAATACGCAGGCTGAAATTCCGGAGAAAGACCCGTTTGCACGCTGGAGCATCGTAAAAAAGATAGAAAGTGGTAAATGGTTTAATAAAAATAACTGGAAACTCAAAATTATCTGTGACCGGTTCGGATGGACGAGAAAATTTTTATATCACAAAATTCTTGTGGAATTGTCTGACTTACATAACTTAGAACTTGTGGAAAAGTTCTATACAGTCACATATGGGCATAAACCGGAGTACAAGATGGACTTGCTAGACTACAGCAAAGAACTTGCTGGAACAGCAACAAGGTACATTAATTATTTGTTGATTGAAGAGCAAGAAGAATAACTTTAAATTTAGAAATCACTGGCTGATATTTGGCTGGTGGTTTCTTTTTTTGGAGGTAAAATATGTTTGTGATAAATGGTATTGAATGGGAAATAAAATTTGTCCGCGGTGCAAGCAGTAAGCTGATGCGATCTGATGGCTCTATCAGCCTTGCTGTGACAGATTGGAACAACAGGGCTATATATGTTTCAGATAAACCGAAAAATGGCTATTTGCGCAAAATACTGGCTCATGAACTTTGTCATTGTTTTTGCTTTTCCTATAACATTCATATGCCGATTGAGCAGGAAGAGTATCTTGCGGACTGGATCAGCCTGTACGGTACTGATTTGATCTATCTTTTGGATGATCTGATGTCAAACATTGATTGGAGGGCAGCATAGTGGACAAAATAGATGAATTGCTGCGGTATATTCACAGAACAAACCCGGAAATGACAAGGGAAAAGCTGATAAATGAACTAAGCAGAAGTGATTACGCCGCACGTTCTTTGCTTTTCACAAAAGAAGTTGTTTGTCAAGAAGAAAAATAGTAAAATGTTTTTGGGGTGATAGTATTGTACAATGGATGTCATACATCTTTTGATGTTATGAAAGAATATATGATCTATGGAGCGGAGCTTGATGAAAAATATCAGATCCCGATTGTCCCGGCATGCAGCTTGGATTATTTGCCGGAGGACTCCATAGATTTTGGAGAGAGCTTTTCACAAAAGATAAAAGGGCATAGAAAATTAAATGTGAATTTCTATATTGACGATTCAAAGTTTCAAAGACTGTGGAATAACCCGGATAAATACCTAGAGCACTTGAAGTGTTTCCACTCGGTCTGTATGCCGGATTTCAGTATTGCTACAGGCGATTGTGGTATGCCGTTTGCTTTGAATCTGTATAATGTGTACCGGAATCATGCGCTTGCACATTACATGCTGCTGAACGGGATCCGCGTTATACCGTCCGTAGGCATCCCGGACAAAGATAATTATGATCTTTGTTTTGCCGGGTACAGTAAGGGTGGTGTGATCGCTGTATGCACAAATGGAAGAGTGCGGGCAAAGGCGGCACGGATAGAGTTTTGCGAGGGATTCAAAGTTATGATCGACATGTTGCAGCCACATACAGTGTTGATCGTCGGGAAGATACCGGATGAATTAAACACCGATGTAAAGATTGTAAATTATAAATCACGCAACCAGAAGGTCAATGAGAGGTTTTCAAATGGGAACAAGAACAACAAAATCACAGAAAAAACAGAAACAGACTGAGAGTCAGAGGAAGAGAAGAGAACGAATTAGTCAAATTTCACAAGTTGCGAAATGACGCATAATAATTTACTGTGCATATTGTCTTTTCACAGTTGGAATCTCATTTTTCAACTTTTGAATTTTTTTCTTCTTGGAAAACGGCTCGATTTTGAGATCAGAAATCAGAATTTTCACACCCCGGCGGGCTGCCGGGATAGTGCACATCGCTGTGATCAGCAGGCCGGCATTGTCTGACATGCTGCCGGATGCCAACGCGGCAAGATGAACACAGTGTTTACAGGCTTGCAACGTCGTAAAAACGATTTACAGACGTTTCGCGTTGTAAATATATAAAAGCACTGCATAGCCTTGCGCAAGCCTTAAAATGGCTTATACGTGTTCGCTTAAGCGCATTATATGACCGGGCGTATATCTTGTCAAGTTGCAATATATCCGGACACTGGAAAAAGCCGGGATGATTCCGGCTTAAAATTCCTCTATTTCCGCAGCATTTTGCTCCCATTCTGGAAGCGTTTTGAAAACTTCCCAAGCATCGTCGAACGTTTTAAAGTCCGTTCCTTTGCCGTCATTTCTGAAAAATCCATCTTCAACGCTATAAACACTTCCCATGCATGTGACTTGAAAAACTGTCTGTGCTCCGTTCGGATAAGTCATTTATAAATCCTCCTAAAAAAATAATATTCCCTTACGGGTAGAACCGCCGCCGGCAGTGGTTCCGGCGTGCATCCTCTGCGGCGGTTATTATGCTTTTTTATATCCGTTTTCAGCAGCATATTTTTCAAGCTCTTCCAGTGTTTCAAATGTTGTCACAATTCCGCCGAATCCTTTTGTAATTCGGTCGATTGTATACATGCCACAGTCATACAGGCATGCATAAAAGTTTATTCTGCCTTTTTTTAATAAAAATAATTTTCTCATACTTCAATTTTCCTCCATATTCAAATTTTTTGGTAAAAGCAAGCCGGGGAATCGAACCCCGGTAAACGCCGCCGCTTGCCTAATTTATAAAATTGTGCGAACCTCATTATAATCATCATTTAGCTCTATCAGATTAAATAAATCGTGTTTTTCTCCTAACTCAAAATACTGATTGATAGCATCCTCTTCGCTATCGGCTAAAATTATTTCGAAATTATCGTCTTCGATCTCTGCTCTGTAATACTTCATAAGATCAACCATCCTTTCATTTTCCTATAGATACAGTTCCATAAGTCCCACATTTTTATTTTCAACTAAGACAACGCCTGGGCGGACAACGGAAACATACTGTTTTACAACGTTCTCGATTCGCTCGTTGCTGTAATACGGTGCCAACTTTTGGCGTGTGTATTCTTTCGCTTCTTCAAGTGTCATCATCTTCATAAAATCAACCATCCTTTCATCATGCGCCCTGTCTCATCGGTGCAGGTGGGGCAGTTCCTGCAGACGGTGGAACTTCCACCGTTTCGACTTAATTTTTCATTGCGCAACCAGTCCAAGTTTTACAAATTGTACCGTTACAACTTATACCGCATTTTTTACAGCTATAACACATGGTATTTAAATCGTTATAATAAATGTTATATGCTTCTTGTCTTTCCGCCTGTCTAATTGTAAGAACGCGCTCAAATGCTCTTTTTACAGTCGGGAGAACAGCCGCGCCGCTTTTAATCGCCTTGGCAAGCGCCGCCATTTCATCGGCTGTTTTATCGTAAATGTGTGAAATTATGTTATCAAATTCTTCTGCTGAAATATTAAGTTCTTTTAAATCCTGTTCGTATGTTCTCATGTTTACGCCTCCCTCTCAATTTCTACTTTCTCAATTCTTCCGGCTTTCATTTCTTCGATGATCGCCGCCAGTTCGTCAAGGATATTTCCCTCTTCTGGTTGCTGAAAAGTGTAAGTATCATTTATCTTTCCCTCAATTTTAATTTTAACTTTCACGATCGTTCCCTCCTGTTTTTGTGTTCTTTGTTTTCCTGTTGAGATTATAATACACGATAATAGACTAAATAGCAATTGACAAAATACACAATAATAGACGAAATAAAACAATGGTTTGTTGTGCAACATGATACATGAAAATAGACGTTGACATGATATGAAAAATCTATTATCATATATAAAAAGAAAAGAGGTGTAAAGATGGCTAACTATGGAGATAATGGAAGAATAGACTTTTCTAGGCTGTGGCAGATTATGGATAAGAAGGAACTTAATAAGCAGTGGTTAAAAAATAATGGAATACATTCTAACACTGTGGCAAAATTGACAAAGAATGAAAATGTGACTTGCGAAGTTATATGTAATTTATGCAAACTTTTAAATTGTCAACCAGGGGACATCATGGAATATAAAAGAGGGTGATTGTTTGAAAAAGAATATTGTTTATCCAGAAAATAGAAATGGTGGTATATATGCCATAATAAATAAAGATAATGGAAGAATTTACATTGGAGAAACAGAGAACTTGAGAAAAAGAGCAAAAGCACATGTGAATTTATTAAAAGCTGGAAATCATTACTGTAAAGACCTTCAGGAAGATTATGACAATAATTTTAAAATTGAAATTATTGAATTATTAGAAATTCCCGGGCAATGTAAAAGTGAAGAAAGACTTTGCGCCGAAGATTATTATATAGCTTGCTTGCAGCAGAAAGGAGTAAACCTGTATAACAGTACAAGGGATAAAAATTGCAAGGAGAATTTTTTTGTTTTATCATGTAGAATAGATAAAAGAATAACTGATATTATAAAAAAATATAAATACATGAAAATAGACTATTGACAAATACATGATAATAGTCTATTATAATATTGTCGAAAGGCAATAGGCGAAAGCCGGAAAGGAGAAAAATGAGCGAAGATATGAGTGTATTTAAAAGTTACTTAAGAAGACTTTTGCAGGATCTGAAAGATTTAAAGGAAGTTTTAAAATCTAAGGATTATGAAAAAGCGGAAAAGATGGTCGATCAGCTGATCGATGATACTCAAAAAGGAATTGAAGACAATTAAAAGAAAGGGCTGGAGAAAATCCAGCCCGACACACAAAAACCATACCAAGTGAAATGTGTGCTATTTGAATATAGCACATCCAGAGAAGAAAGAAAAGAGGAAAAAGCTATGTTAAAGATTTTAAAAGAGTTAGGACAGATGGAAGGACATTTTGCAGTAGAAATTTTCAAGGTTGAAGAGTTAGGAATGATCGCAGTAGATCACGACACAAGCAACGGCGAGACGATGGAAGCATGGAAATGTGACAGTACAGGCGCGGCGCTGGATGAAGATACACCGAGTTTTAGAGTTAAAGAAATTAACGATCCTGTATCTTACGATGAGGACGGAGAACCGGATCAGTGGGAGCTGGTAGGGTTTGAAATTGAATAATTGAAATGAGTATTGATAATTTGACAGCTTGAAATATAGCTGTCTTTTTTTGTTTAAAACGTAGAAAATCTTTGTTAAATTTTCACAAAATTTCAAGAGTGATAATTTTATTATGGACAATGTAAAATGATAGAATAGTATTAGTTTTGTTGCAATGCAACACCTCTGCAACAAATTGCAACATTTTTGCAACGTAGATATAGACACTAGAGTTAGAGAAAGAGTATATTCTCTCTTGTAATATTAAAAATATATATTATAAATAAGGCAGTATATTTATATAAATAATATATATAATATACAGGCTTAAAATTTAATTTTAAAATATACCTTGACAAGAAAATGATAGAATGATATTGTTTTATTAAATTAAAAATGCATTCGGGCAACGGGCGGCGGCAGCCGTCGAGGTCCCGAAAGAAACGGACTTCATGCAGCCGGTACAGTCGAGATCATCATGATCTGATTGTATCAGTTGCATTTTTTATTTTAAGTATTCCAGTACTGGAGAGAGGAGATATATAACATGTCAGCAGTTGAAATGCAGGAAATAAATAATAATACCGTTGATGTTTTTAAAAGTGATATTGACATGTATATAAATCTCTGGATGGAAGAGAGACATATAGAGGATTTATGCAAAGTATCGCAGAACAGATGGTATAACTGTTGTAAATATGTCTATGAGAATGTATTTAAAGTTAATCCAAAGTACCTAAAGGATGATAATAATATTAATAATGCCTATGATACAGATAAGGTTAACGAGGTATTAGATATATATATAGACCTGTGTAATGACTACGAGAAAGTAGTGAATATTGTTGGGTTCACATTCTTTACTGGAATACATAGAGATACGTTAAATGGATGGGTTAACGGCGTGCAGCTAGGCTCATCAGGTTCCGACATTTGCAAAAAGATTGACGAAATGCGTGAGGAAAGTTTGGTAGGTTTACAAGTTTCCGGCAAAGGAAACCCAATGAACTACATGCCATCACTCAACAAGTATTGCGGCTTTAATATGCCTGGAGTAAGAGACCAGGGATCCAGAGCAAGAGCGCTGACAGCCGAAGAACTGCCACATCTTGGGGCTAATAATTGTATAGGATTGCCGAACAACTCCGACAATTCTGGTTGAAAAAAGCGAGAAAAACGCAATAGACAATTCAAACAATTTAAAACCCAGTGTTTAATGGTCTTAAGGCGCATTAAATCGTTGATACATTACGCAAAACAAGGGTTTTGCGAATAGTTGTAAAATACGAATGGAATTGAACGAACAATTCAAACAATTTATCAATGTTCAAAGCATGATTCTGCATGGAGGGGGAGGGGGTTTGATAGGTTGAGAAAATCAGCGCTACTAAGTCCTTTAAATATCCTCAAAAACAAAAAGAGATTGGATGGAAAAGTATGAGAGTAGTATCACAAAGCAAAGACGTTTCGCTTGATTTTGACCGAGCGGTATTCACAGCAAATCATGGAATGATAACTGCTATGGTTGATGGAAAAACGTTTACCATTGGGACGTATGCAAATTTAGGTAGAGAAAAAGAAGTATTCTCTGATATGCACAAGGCATTTTCGGCTTTTCAAGTTATTAGCACAAACATGGATAAACAACAGGTGGCTGAAATGTTTGCAGTATCTAAAAACATATCGATCAGATGCGTTGAGATGAATGATCCTTGTATGGGAATAACTGTATTTGATAACATGGTCTATTACATGCCGGAAAAGTAGTGTTAATATAGCGCTATCGCCAAGCGGTAAGGCACTGGATTTTGATTCCAGTATTCGCAGGTTCGAATCCTGCTAAAGAAACTTGTGAGAGGAAAACAACCATGGTAATTATTAAAACGATTATATCGACGCTGGATGTTATTTTTATGCTGATACTATTTGTATCTGGCAGAGAATCCAAAGACAAAGAAACAGCAATTGCATTATGGGTACTTGTGATGTTACTGTTGCTGAACATGTTTCTGATGTGGAGGTAACAGAATGTTTTATAGTCCAATATTTGGTATTTGCTTTCAGCTGCCTATCATTTGTGCAGAGGAAAGAATACATATAACAAAATCAAAGGAACCGGACAGCACCGGAGATTTACTCAATCTGGATAGTGACGCTGAGCACCAGTCTGAGAAGTCGGAGCATCCAGTATAGCTTAAGTCCACTGGCATTCGGTTTTTGCAAGAAAAAACTCGGCGTAAGCAATTATTCGGTGTTAGTGGACGTCGGCAAAATAAAAAGATCAAAAATACTATCATAAACGGCGCGCTATGCGCGCTGTGACGGAACGTAGCGCAGATGGTAGAGCACTCGGCTTATATCCGAGCGGTCGCAGGTTCAAGTCCTGCCGTTCCGATTGAGAGATAAGTGTAAAGCTTATCTCGGAATACGAAAAGTTCGTATTTCTCCTTTCGCCACTAGGACGATTCTGTTAAGGACGGTGCGAGACCGTCCGGTGGTATTTGCCGCGGAGCGCGGCATTAGGCGTAAGACTATATGGTGATGAATGATGATCGTTCCGTAATTTGCTGACAAGCAATCCATATAGCAGTCAGACTTGATAGTTCGGGTGCCTATCCCACGGTGCCTGAGCTGTCAAAGATATAATTCCCCCATATAGTTAGGCAGTGGCAGAATGGGTATTGCAGGTAAAGAAACCTATCGGTAAGAGTGTTGCCAAGTGGCAGACGGGCGATCATCCGTAGTCAGCAACCACACCTTTTCTGAAGCCGATAATGCAAGGTTCGAATCCTTGCCTGTCTAAGCGGTCAAATTATGCTGTTTGCTTGCATGCGCTCTATGGTTTGGCTGTAATCGGCATTTTGTATGCCTAGTGCAACGCATGGCACGATAAACATTATTGCTAACCGTCTGATGGCGGTTTCGGAACGTAGCTTAATTGGTAAAAGTGGCGTGTACACGGAAAACAACAACGAGAGCCGGATTGAAGGTTCGAATCCTTCCGTTCCGATGGTGCCGAGCTGATCTGATACTGTATGCGTAGCGCGGTCGCGTACAGAGATATGGAGTGAGGTGTCCGCGCATTTTGGGGAAGCGGCAACGATTGGCGGTGTTGCGGCTGACTGTAAATCAGTTTCCAAGTGGTAAACAATAGAGGTTCGATTCCTCTCTTCCCTATTTCACTCAACTCCCTAAAAACACTGTTTGGCAGGTGCGTGGTAGACAGTTGTAATGGATGGGTTGTTTAAGAAATCGCACCATCAAGATGCAGTGTTCCCATAATGGAATTGGAGCCGGTTGCTATCCGGTCGGGCGTTTATTCGCCTTGTAGGTTCGAATCCTACACACTGCGTTTGCCCGAACAAAATTGGGTGTTGATGTGTGACGGAATAGGTAAACGGAATTGTCGTAGAGAATTGGTTGAAACCGACAACATAGATGACCAGATTGTACACTCCTGCGTGGTGCAAATCCACGCCACATCAATTCCTTATCTTCACTTAGTCTGGCACTACTGCAATAGTTCAGGTCGATGGAAGATGTATGGATGGTAAGCGGTATCATTGGTAACATAAAACCCTTCCGTGAATAGAAATTGCAGATTTGAAAGCGGTTGGCATGGTTTGGTATGACAAGGTTCGATTCCTTGTGCCGCTATTCGATGGTTGGTATTTTTTACGCAAAATGGGGTGTGAGTATGTATTTTGAATTTGTTTATGTTGGCTATTCAACAAAGCAATGCGTTGAGTTTCTTGATGAAATCAAAGAAAAATTAAAGGCACATGATAAGAATTTTGAATACGACAAAGAACATTTAGTGATTAAGGCTGAATTATTCAAATGCAGTGCATTACCCATATATTCCGGTCGTTTATACTGTCTTGGCATGGAAAATGCAGAGTATATCTGCAAAGAAACTGCGAGACCAAATGATTATATTCCTTGTCCAGGAGAATGTTTGAAGATAAAAGCCATTTTGGAATATGTTTCCACAAGATTTAGAAAAACTCCAAAAGAAAAGACAGAAAAAGAACTGGAAGAACTGATTGACGTTTTGATTGAGGTGCGGAAATGAGATTATGGAAAATTATTAAAAAAATATTCAAGAAAAAGCAAAAAGCAGATCCTACACCGCGCATTGAGAAAGATACGAAATGCGATAAATGCAAATACTTGCAAGAGTGTATTGACGAGGGGAAAGTCATAGATTGCAGAAATATTGAAGATACGAGAAGCCATTACATTAAAGGTCTTGGTTCTTATGTAAAATGCGATGGTGTTGAGGTGTGAGTATGGATCTTAATGTGTCAGAAGATCAGAAAAAAGTTATTGAATTGCAAGGATATATGGTTGTCGAGTTCAAATTATGGTATCGAAAATTAGGAGAAATGATTCTTGAGTATGCCGTAAAAGTAATTGATACATGGAAAGCAATAGTTTTGTTTATACAAGAACAGGCAATTAAGGCATTCAAGCATATCAAGGATTTTGTGGAACAGCTTTCAAACGAATTGGAGCCATATATGAATTCCTTGGATTATATTGATTGTGAGAAAAAGAAATATCTGTTTGTTCGGTCACTTGGAAGAGCATATGAAGCGAATGTAAGAGGAAAAGTTATTTATCACAGATGCAGGGATAGGTGTTGAAAATGTGTGATTTTTGTAATGGGAAAGAATCATATAAAACTGCATATGGAGAATTTAAAATCAAAAAATTGGGCTATATAAATGTTATTCAATGCCATATTGATAAATGTCCACAGTATGCTAAATGTTGTAGCAATGGAATGAACGTAGCGATAGCAATGGAAATTGAATTTTGCCCGATGTGTGGTAGAAAGTTGGTGGAAGAATGAGTAATATACATAAATTCAAAGTAGAACCAATAGAAGGACACCAGGCATGTGCTAAAGTTACAGTTGATGGCGAACAGTGCTTATGCAGTTCGTATAAAATAGAACATTATGCTGGAAGCCTTCCAATGGTCAATATAAACCTTATTGCCGATGTGAAATATGAGCAAGATGTAGAAATTAACATTGTAAACTTGCATGAAATAGCTTCGCTGATGGACAAGAAAACATTCAAGGAATTTTGCAGAGTTTGGGAGGATATTCACGATGAAGCATAGCAAAGAATGGTACACTTGCGACATGTGTGGTGCAGAAATTAAAAAAGGAATATTGTGCGGAAATTCGATTACAAAAAATGGTATTTTAAATGTCACATACGACTTGTGCTATAAATGCATGGAAGATTTTGAAAGGTTTATGAAAAATGATTGTAAATATCAATAACAGCACATACGAGATGAACAGCAAACAGTATAAAGCAGTCCTTGATACGGCGAGCAAAGCTGTTACCTGCGGCATATACGCTGTGGAAAAGAACAAGGTAGCAATCATGCTTCGAGAGGAATATAAAAGCAAGGAAGAACTGAAACAGGCAGTTGGTAATTATACGGCGAAAGGGTTTAAGGTGCATTGGAAATGAAAAAAACACGTTCAAAAATTATAATCAAAACTAGAAAAGGCGGTTACACAAAGATTTATGCTAACGGAAAATGGCAAAAGGGAGTGTATAATATTGATTTCCATGCTGACTGCACGCCATTGAGATATCCGTACATAAAAGTTTCATGCGAATTTGACAAAAATAAGACTGATAAAAACGGTTCGGTTATTTACGACCCGGAAAAAGAAGAAATTGCAAAAGAACACGTAGTTGCAAGAATTTAGAAGGAGATTTTATGAAGAAGCTATTTGTAAGCGTGCCAATGAAAGGCAGAACAGAGGAAGAAATCAAAGCAAGTATTCAAAAGATGAAGAAGATTGCTGAAATCTACGAGGGTGAGGAATTGAAGCTTATCGACAGTTATACTAAGAGTACCCCACCTAAAGATAGTAAAGAAGATGTATGGTACTTGGGCGAGAACCTTAAGAAACTGGCACGGGCTGATGTATTTATTGGAATATGCGAGAGCTACGATTGGAACGGCTGTAGCATTGAAAGAGAAACAGCAGAAAAATATGGCATTAAAGCATATATGATTCCGGTAAGGTATGTAATTGATGATTATAATGCACTTATGTACAAATTACATCCGGCTTGCGGTGATGCAATGCCAACAATCTAACAATATATTTACCGGCCAACAAATGGAGTTAGTCGCTAACCAACAAAAATTATTGGCAGAGGTCTTAATGCACTTCTGCTTTTTTGCGGAGGTGCTTTTCTTTTGGCAAGTTCAAGTCTAATTTCCACAGTAAATGGATATGAAAATTACATACAGGTGCATGGCGTTGATGAACAGGTTATGGATGCCATGGAAGAAGCGGCAAGGGTAGCCATTCTGACAGAAAAGGATGTTGATTATGGATTGAAAGTTTCTTCCAGGGCAAAGCAACTGGCAGAACAGTTTATTTTTCAATCCACTGGCGGTACACCGTGGGATTTAGAGAAATATTCATTCCAAAACAAGGTATCTTATGAAATTCTGGACAAATACTACGGAATTTTGCTTTTAGAAGCGCAAAACAAAGTTTTGGATAGTGCTTTCCAGTATTTGGAGAAGAAGAGAGAGCCTAAAGAGCGGTTTTACATGCCAAGAAGAAATCAATTTCTCAAAATAGGTCTTACACAGGCTTTGCAAGGCATGATTGATGATAAATATGACATTCTTTGCGTGTCTCTTGTTCCGGGAGCAGGCAAAACAACGGTCGAAAAAATGTTTCACGCACTTGTTGCCGGATGGTTTCCGAGAGATTTCAGCCTTTTTTATTCGCACAGCGGAGATATTACCAGAATGTACTATGACGGTGTGTACGATATCGTTACAAATACGGAAGAATATACATGGAATGAAATTTTTCCAGATCTTTCCGTGACGAGCACAAACGCAAAGATGGAGCAATTTAATGTCGGGAAGTACAAATCGTTTCCATCCGTACAATGTACGTCTGTTGGTAGTAAGAATGCAGGTAAAGTAAGGGCTTCTAAGTTTTTACTGGTTGACGATATGATCGGCGGCATTGAAGAAGCAATGAATCCCATTATCCTTGATAAATTGTGGGATAAATATGCCGTAGATGCCCGCCAGAGAAAGATACAGGACACGGACGGTAAGAACTGCAAGGAAATACATATTGCCACAAGATGGAGCGTACACGACGTCATAGGGCGCATCCAAAATATGTACGAGGGAAATCCAAGAGTAAAGGTTATTGCAGTTCCGGATGTAGACCCAGTTACCGGAGAAAGTAACTTTGAATATGAGTTCTCCGGTTTTACAAAAGAATTTTTTGAAGACCAGCAATTATTGATGGACGACATATCATATAGATGCCTTTACAAACAGGAACCGATTGAGCGAGAGGGATTGCTATTTCCGGAAGATAAAATACGTCGGTATCTTAATTTGCCACATGGAGAACCAGAAATTGTAACCGGTCAATGCGATACAAAGGGAAAAGGAACGGATTACTTTGTTTTGCCGGTATTGCAAAAATACGGAGAGGATTACTACTGTGTAGATTGTGTTTGCGATAACACGGCAGATTATGAGATGCAGTATGAAAATGCAGCAAATGTTTTGACAAACAACAAAGTGCAGGAATGTGAATTTGAGAGAAACGCCGGCGGAGACCGTGTCGCAATGGAAGTAAACAAGCGAGTGGAAGCCAAAGGATGGATATGCAATATCACAGATACACCGACGGAGACAAATAAGGAAGCAAGGATTTTTCAGTGCTCAAACTGGATATTGCAGCACGTTATATTTAAAGACCCATCATTATATAAGCCAAATGATCCATATGGAGTAATGATGTCTCTTCTCAAGAGATATTCAGTGTCCGGTAAAAAGCAGTTGGATGATGTGCCGGATGTATTTTCAAACTTTGCGCTTAGAGTGACAAATGGAAATAACGTAGCCAAAGTAGAAGCGGCAGTAAATCCGTTTAGGAGGTATTGATATGGTAAACAAAGATATTTTAAATCAATACTTAGATTTAAGAGAAGAAGTAAAAGAAGTAAGGAATAAAATTGAAAAGCTTGAAAAATACATAGAAAAAATTGAACAGGAAGGAACGGTTATTGATAGCGTTTCTGGCGGAAATGGTGGAAACCAACATTTTAAAATAGAAGGAATACCATTGCCAGAATATAGGCACAAAAAAACCTTGTTATATTCCAGAAAAACCACCCTCGAAATTTTGGAAAACGAACTTCTTGAAAAAACAAATGAAGTAGAAGAGTTTATTGCAAATATAAAAGATAGCAGAATTAGAAGAATAATTAACCTTAGATTTTTAGAAAATCAATCTTGGAATAAGGTTGCCGACCAAATAGGAGGCAATAACACAGAAGACAGCGTTAGAAAAGCGTTCGATAGATTTATGAAAGAGTAAAGTTGTCCGATATGTCCGTTTTTTTTCTGATATAGTTATAATCGAAGAAAGCAACAAAAGTTGAATACTTCACCTCCCCCAATTTATAAAAGCATCGTAGAGAAATCTCCGGTGCTTTTTCTTTTGCAAAGAAAAGAGGACTTTATGGTATATACACCAAAAACAATATATTGCCCGCGTTGCGGAAGAAAAGTTGCCACACACGATGGGCGTTCAACAATGCAAATTTCTGTTGAGTGCAGAAAATGCCACAAGAAAGTTGTTTTTTATCCGGAGAATGGAAAAACAGAATTAAAATCTCTTCCGTTTCGTGCAACATCCAGCGGAATGACCTTTATTTAGGAGAAAAAAATGAGAAATGACAAATCTCTCCAAGACCTTGTTAAAGGCTGTTATGGTAGAAAAATTTTATATACAGATGTTGAAACCATCACAGCAGATAATATTGTCAATGTGGTGGGAGACTGCATCGGAAATTTTTATTACAACAAAACCATCATAGAATATCTTTGGCGATATTACAAAGGTGACCAGCCTGTTTTATACCGTGTAAAGGTGCAAAATGCTGATATTACAAACAAAATAGTAGAAAATCATGCGTATGAGATTGTTCAGTTCAAAGTAGGACAGACATATGGCGAGCCAATACAGTTTATCAGTCGAAAAGATGATGATGAAATTAATCGGGCAGTGGATGCGCTGAATGACTATCTTGTGGATGCGAATAAACAGGAAAAAGACATTAAAGCAGGAGAGTGGCAGTCAGCAACCGGAACATCTTTTAAGGCGGTAAGATTTGCAAATGGAGAAATACCATTTCAAATTGTTGCGCCTACTCCAATGAATACGTGTGTTATTTATAATCGGAGCACGGAAGAACCGGTGGTTGCGGTGCAGGAGCTTAAAGACGAAGATGGAAGATGGTACAAACTGTGCTATACGGACAACTATTCATGTAAACTTCAAAACGGAGTAGTTTCTGAATGGAAATTGCATGCATTTGGAAGTATACCTATTGTTGAGTTTCCAAATAATCATGAGAGAATTTCTGATATTGAGCTTGTCATAGGTATTTTGGATGCCATAAACAATATGCAGTCAAACAGAATGGATGGAATTGAGCAGTTTGTTCAGTACTGGGTCAAGTTTGTGAACTGTGAAATCGACCAAAAAACGTTTGAAGAGATGAAAATGAGACATGCTTTGACGGTAAAGTCCAATAACAAGGATAACAAAGCCGATGTTGAGATTATGACGCAGGAACTAAATCAGAGCCAGTGTCAGGTGGCAAAAGATGATTTGTGGGACAATGCCTTGGCAATATTAGCAATACCAAACAGAGAGTCCCAAAACTCTGGAGGAGATACACAAGGAGCAGTATCATTAAGGGCTGGATGGGATTTTTCAAAGACAAGAGCAAAATTAAAAGACCCAATTGTGAAATCGGCAGAGAAGAGACTTGCAAAAGTTGTCTTAAATGTAATACGCGTTAAGGACAATGATTTGAAATTGTCAATGAGGGATTTTGATGTGCAAATCAATCATAGCCCGCAAGACAATATGTATACAAAGTCGCAAACACTATATCAGCTTTTAGAGTGCGGCATACATCCTCTTATTGCCATTAAAACGGTGGGGCTTTGGGGAGATGCTGAAAAGACATTCCTCTTGTCTAAGCCATATATAGATGCGTTGTGGAAAACAATTGATAATGCAGAAGAGCAGGAACAAAAAGCACAGGAAATTGTAAACCAATTAAATAAACAGCAAAATAAGACAGCTACCGAGTAATCGGTGGCTGTTTTTATTTTATAAAAATTCGCAAAGTTGTGAGCGTAAAAATCAACAGTGTCATTCGGTGTCGTTGCACCGCAAAAATTCGTAAAGACATATCGGAGGTAATCAATGAAAAGAGAAGAGTTAATTGCAATGGGTATCAGTGAGGAAAATGTTGAGAAAATCATTGCTGATTACGGCAGTGCCGTACAGAGAGAACAGGCAAAAGCAGCAGAGCTTAAGGCAAAGGCAGACAGCGCAGATGAGTTGCAGAAAAAGCTGGATGAAATGGAAGCAGGAAACCTCACGGAACTTGAAAAAGCAAACAAGGCGTTAGAGACAGCAAATCAGCAGATTGCAGATATGCAGAAGAAAAACGCCATTAGAGACCAGCGCGAAGCATTGATGGAAAAGTTAAAAATCAATGCAGAGCAGGCAAAATCCGTTGTCAAGGATAATGGAAGCCTTGATTATGACGCTCTTGGAAAGATTACAGCCGAAAAGGAAACCGCGGCAGCGCAGGCAAAGGAACAGGAGATTGCAAATAATTCTGAAAATCCGGGCGGCGGTACTGCAGGTGGAGAAAATAAAAAAACTGCGGACGTAGAGAACGCAGAAAAAATCAGTTTTGGCGAACCGGCAAAAAATGCAGAAGCCAAAGACCATTATGTTTTATAGGAGGTAAATTATGGGAAAACCAATTGAAAGAGACTTTACACAGAGTAAAGGAATTTTAAAATTCTTTCCTTATGAGGGTGCGGCGTGCATCGTTCCGCAGACAATGGTAACAAGTGCCGATGCAAACGGAAAGAAGATTGCAAAGGCAGGGACACCGTTCCCAAGCAATGACGAATCTTGCAAAGGGTATCTTCTGGAAGATGTTGACGTAACAATGGGAGATGCGCCTGGAACTTATGTATATCAGGGTTCTATTGACAGCGCAAAGGTAACGGCAAATGGAGTGACCGTAGAAGCAACTGCAAAAGCAGCAACACCGCGTGTCACTTTTTTTGATTAAGAAATGGAGGTATTAGAGAATGGCATTACCATTAGCAGAAGCATTTACCGCAAGAAGTCTTGGGGTTATGTGGAATAATTATGAAAAAACGCTTGGTTCTGCGCCTTACTTAGGTAGACAGAAATTTGGAACCAGAAAACAGGACAGCCTTGAACTTAGATTTATCAAAGGGAAAAACGGTCTTCCGGTATCATTAAAGGCATCCAATTTTGATGCGCAGGCAGAGTTAAGAGATGTCGGTGGATTTTCGGATATTCAGAACGAGATGCCGTTCTACCGTGAATCTTACATGGTAACAGAGCGTGAAGAGCAGGAGTATGCAAATTACCAGTCGGCAGAAAATTCCAACATGGCAAACCAGGTGCTTAGAGAAATCAGCAAAAAACCGATGATGCTGATTGAGGGCGCAAGAGTAGTGCCGGAACGCCAGATTTGGCAGTTATTAGCACCATCTGATGGTATTCCAAGAGTACAGGTAACAATTGGTGGCAAGAGCTACTATGTTGATTATACTTCCGATAATGGAGTATCGCACAAGAGAGACCATTACAAAGATATTTCTGGAAGCGATACCGATAAATGGTCTGCATCCGAAACAGCAACGCCACTTGATGACCTTATCGAGATTAAACGTGAGTTTGCAAAGAAAACCGGATATTCCCTTGCACGTTTTAGCATGAATACAGAAACGTGGGAGATGGTTCTTAAGGCAGAAGACACAAAGAAACAGGTGCTTGGAATTACTGCTTACAATGGAGGTATTCGTTTACAGCAGGGGCAGGTTACAGAGTATCTTAGAGGATACGGCATCGAGATTGAAGTTTACGACAAACTTTACATCGACCCGGCAGACGGTGCCACCAAATATTTTATTCCTACAGGAGTTATTTCAGCGCAGTCATCCGGCGTGTACCTTGGAGATTATGTCTTTGGAAAGACACCGGAAGAGAGAAGCGGAAGTTTAACAGACGGAAACCTTTCTATTGTAGAAACCGGCATTTCGGTATATACATACGCAACAAATCATCCGATCAACACGCATTGCATTGTGTCAATGATCGGATTGCCTACTTTTGAGGGCATGGACAGCGTTGTTGTCATGAAAGTTGCGTAGGAGGTGCGGTATGATTGCTGAATATACAGTAAAGCGCAATGGAAGATGGTATAAAGCAGGAGATGAAATCCCGGACATTGTTTCGGGAGAGAAATCTTCCGGCGCGTACACCAAGACAGAGATTAACAGAATGAGCACTGCTGATTTACAGGCACTTGCCGCTGAACATGGGATCGAGGGTGCAGAAGAAATCAGTGGAGCGGAACTGAAACGCATTTTGATCGAGCAGTTTGGATTATAGGTAGGGAAGAATGGACGAATATACAACATTAGAGCAGGTCAAAATCAGACTGAAACAATTTCATATTGAAACCGTTACGGACGAAGATGGTGTTACTTCTGATGTTGTCGTGTTCGACCAGAAAGAAGATAACCCTTACATTGAACAGCTTATCAAGCAGGCAAGAAATGAAGTGGTAAGCAAGCGGAATTACCCGGAAAGCTACACGGATGAAAAAATATCCGAAGACTTGAAACAGTTTGAGGATGTAATCGTCAATTTAGCCGTGTACGACCATTCACAGGCAGGAGAAGCCTATATGGCAAGCTATTCAGAAAACGGAGTGAGCCGTAGCTGGAAAGACAGGGAAAGCTTGTTTGTCTTTGTATTTCCGTTTGTAAAATCATTATAACTCATCGATTTCGAGGAGTTTAGAAGATTGTGCGTTACGTTTTGCCGATGTTGGCAAAACGTAGCAGGCGGCACACATTGAGCGGTGGTGGACGGTGTGCCATAAAAAATGAAAGGCGGTATATGATTTGACGATTGAAATATCAACAGCAATCATTATAAGCGTGCTGTCGCTTGGTTTTTCCGTCTTTATGGGCTTGAAGAGCAACAAAAGGACAGACAACACGGATCTTGAAGAGCGCGTGCGGGAGAACACACGCATTAACATGAAGTTGGATGCCATTTCAAACAACACGACCGAGATCAAAAATGAAGTATCTGAGATGCGAAAAGAAATAAATTCTCATGACAACAGAATCATAAAGGTGGAGGAAAGTGTGAAATCGGCGCATCACAGAATTGACGGGATAGAAACCCGTCTTAATGATGAAAAGGAGGTTTAATCATGGATATTATACAGTCTGTAATTGCAAATATGACAATTATTCTGGCAATCATTGGTGCGCTGGCATTTGTTGTGTCTGTGGTAACACAGGTAATCAAAGGTGTAGGCGTATTTTCTAAGATTCCAACGGACATTTTGGTATTTGTTCTTTCTATCGGAATCACGGTCGCTGCGTTTGTGGCATACATGCAGTACATCCAGACATCAATTTTATGGTATATGATCTTGGCAGCTATTATTGCAGGATTTATTGTTGCGTTTGTCGCAATGTATGGATGGGAAAAGCTTTCTGAGCTGTGGAAACGGTTCGGCAAGGATGTGAAGTGAAATGCTTGAGATCAATAAGCAAAAAATGAGTTATTCGCAGCAAAGCGGCAAGGTGCCGGTATATGTGACGGATGATGATGGTAACATCGAATATTCTTCGTACACGGATTCTGATGGTAATGTAATTTATTACCTTGATGATGACGGGAACAAGATACCGAAGACAACCGGAGAGTATACCACAGGTTATGAAAAGCCTGTGGTTTTTTATTCTTCGATCAGCAATAAGTTGAGCGAAGCACTTATAAAAGAATTTGGCGTAGATAACTCTACAAATTTTGTTCAGATCGTAGAAGACAAAGGAAAGCTTCCATTGAGCGTCGGATCTTTGGTATGGAAACGATCAGACGTAAAGTACAAAGATGAAGAGAATACAATCGTTGACGAAAATTCGGCTGATTACATCGTAAAAGGTGTCGCAGACGAGGGATTGACGGTTGATTTGTTCTTGTTACAAAAAAATGTGAAGTAGGTGTGGCATGGGGAAGAAAGTAATCACAATGAGCCTGTCTGAAAAGTCTATTCAGAACGCCATACGAGAGCTTAGAGCCTATAAAAACAGCTTGACATATAAATGCCAGCTATTGGCAGAAAAACTCGCGGAAAAGGGCGTAGAGATTGCCAGAGTACAAATTGCTGACCTTGACGCAATATTCACATCAGAATTGATTTCCAGTATTCATTCAGAATACAAGGGAAGTACCAAAGGAGGCGGGATATGGGCGGTAGTTGCCGGGACGGACCATGCAATGTTTGTTGAATTTGGAACAGGAACCGTAGGACAGCAAAATCCTTATCCAGGGAAACTGCCGGATGGCGTTTCGTGGCAGTATGCAAGTGGAAAAACTATCCATCAGATTTCAGATGGAAGATATGGATGGTTTTATCAGGACGACAATGGCGATTGGTGGTTTACAGAGGGAATGCCAAGCCGACCATTCATGTATCTGACCGCAAATGAGTTGCGGCAGATTGTTACACAGACAGCGAAGGAGGTGTTTGGATAATGGCAGGAAACCAGTGGGTATTTGACCTTGAAATAAACATTTTCTCCAATGTTGCAACGATAGCCAAACCAAAACTCAAGAAAAAATACAAAAGCATGAATTTTGACACTGCATTTACAACGGTTGAAAAGAACCTTGATAAAGACCCTGTTTTCCCGACCATTTACATTCACGAGATGCCGGGGCTTGAACGTGGGGCAGATTTAGAGGGCACATCCGTAAATGCGGTGCAGGAAACAATACAGGTTGACGTCATTACAAACACAAAGCAGAGCGATGCAAAAGGGATTATGGCTATTTTAGCTGATGCCTTTAAACAGATGCGATTTCAAATCACAGCAATGCCGGAGTTTAAAAATGACAGTGAGAAAAAATTTAGAAGCGTTGCAAGGTTCCGGCGGATAATCGGAGCCAACGACAGATTGATGTAAAAGAGCCGAAAGGCTCTATTTTTTATGCACCGGGTGCAAAAAGATGCGCCCGATAACCGCATTATTTGGCGGTAGAAAGAGAGGTAAAAATGGCAGAAGCAGGATTGTCTACGTTAGGCATTACGTTTGGCTATGGAACAGAAACCACAGCCGGAACAAAGCCTACATCGTTTAAACAGCTTACAAGAATTAACGCAATCGGCGGTATCAACATTGAGCCGGAACAGATTGACGCATCTGCATTAGAAGATGCTATTACCAGATATGTAAAGGGTCGCGCAGATACCGGTGGCTCTTTCCCTATCACGGTAAACCTTACGGATGCCACAAAGGAAGAGTGGGAAGCACTTATCACGGCGTATAAAGCGCTTTCCGGCGGGAAAAGAATGTGGTTTGAAACTATTATCCCGGGATTTACCGACGCGTTTTTTGTTGTGGCTCAGCCGCCAGAGCAGATTCCACAGCCGGAGATTGGTCAGAACGAACTTTTGACGGTTGAAATGAATCTTACCATTGAAGAATACAAGGGCATGGACACCGCTGTAGCTTTTACACCGGGGGAATAACACGTCAGTCGAATAGTTCGGTTGGATCGGCTGACGATAACCAGACAACCGAGCCAGAGCTTGAAGAAACAATTTAAAAGAACAGGGCGGTCTTCGGACTGCCCTTTCCCTATATGAGAGGGAGAAAGGGAAAGAAAATGACAAAATTAAAATTTGGCGAGAAAGAATTACAGATCAAGTTTGGATATGAAGCAACCGTGAAAAGCGGAATTATCAAGAAAGTAGCAAAATTAGACCAGATGGAAGATATCGAAGCGGTTGACGAAATCCTTTTATTTCTTCCAGAGTTAATCCTTGTAGGCGCGCAGAAGTTTCACAAAGAGGAACTTGGATACAATCCGGACAATGAGGGAGAAAAGGAACAGCAGCTTGGAAAAGTATATGCCATGCTGGATGATTACTTTGACGGAGAAGATGCAGATGTTCAGGTACTTTACAATGCACTTTTAGCGGAGCTGCTTGAAAACGGTTTTTTATCAAAACTGCTCAAAGCAGATCAGAAAGAAGCGGAGAAGAAAACTCCGAGGAAAAAGTAGAAGAACAGAGAGAACTTACATGGGGAACATATTGTGCGGAAATCCGCCCATTCTGGCTTTTAGTTACAAAAGGGTATGGATTTACCGTGCGTGACATAGACACGTCCTGCCCGGCTGATTTACAGCCTTATGCGGATGCTTACAACTTAGATAAAAAGCAAAGAGACAATGAGATGTGGATGTGGTTTGGAACATACGGATTGTCTGCGGTATCGGTGGCAGTAGAACATTGTCTTGCCGGACGAAAAGCAAAATCAAAGTATATTGAAAAACCAATCAATGAGCAACAAGGGAAAGATGATTCGGAAATGACGGAAGAAGAAATTAAGAAACAGAGAGAGCTATTTGTGGCAAAGCTCAAAATTATGCAGTCAAACTATGAGTTGAGCCACCCAAAACCAGAAAAGAACTTGGAGGTATAAATATGAGAATTGGATCTGCAAGACATGATGAAAATGGGAAATTGACCGGTGGGAGACCGGGAGATCAGACCGGAACAGAAGTAAGTATGCAAAACTTTTATGTTCATAAAAAAGGATGGTATGTGTTAAGACCAAAAACAAAAGATATGGCGGATAAACTGGCAGAATCAATGATTACAGCGTGCAATAATGATAATATTGGCTACTGTCAGGGACACCGGCTTGGAATTGTCAAATATGGTATTAATTCAAAAGTAAAAACAGAAGCAGATTGCGGCACAACGGTACGTGCATGCATTATTCATGCAACTGGAAAAGATGTTGGAAATTTCACCACAGCAAATGAAAAATCTGTACTTCTTTCTAGTGGCATGTTTGATGACATTGGAGGTTATGCGGCAGGAATGGTTCTTTACAATGGAGATGTTCTTGTCACAAAAACAAAAGGTCATACAGCGATTGTGACAAGCGGAAACCCTAGAAAAAATGTAAAAGATCATTTAAACCCATACCCGGAACCTGCAAGGATTTTTAAGAAAAAATTCCCTTGCATGAGAGGGGATGATGTGAGATGGCTTCAGACGGAGCTTATTTATCACGGATGCCTGGATGAAAAAGATAAAAAGGGAAACAGTAATGTGGACGGTATTCTTGGAAATGATACGGCGACCGGTATTGGAACATTCCAGAAAAAAGTCGGAATTACAGTAGATAAGAAATGCGGACCGGTTACAAGAGAAAAATTAAAAGAGTAGATCAAGGACGGTAAGGTGTCACAGCCTACCGTCTTTTTATTTTGCATAGAAAGTTGGTGCATATATGGCAGACATTGATGAATTACAAATAAAAATCAAAGCTGACTCTGCAAAAGCAAGTAATTCCATAGAAAGCCTTGTAAACAGCATGAATAGGCTCCGGGAAAGCATATCGTTTGACACTGCAAAACTTTCAAATATTGCAAGCGGAATCAGAAGCATTTCCGATGCAGCTACCGGGTTCAAAGGTGGTAAATCTTCGGAAATCACATCAATGGTGCGGGCACTCAATAAATTTTCTGGTGTTGATGCAAATTCTATCCACGGAATATCTTCTGCTGTGAGAGATCTTGCATCTGGAATAGCAAGTGTTAAAGCTGTTGATACAAGCGGACTCACAAGCATGGTGTCGGCACTGTCAAAAATTGGTGGCAAGGCATCTACACAGGCGACAAAGAATCTGCCGGCTTTATCTGCGCAGTTACAAAACTTTGTACGCCAGATGAACAAGATAGGTGCATTGAATTTTGATATGACCAATATGAGCAACCTTGTAACAGCCATATCAAGGCTTGGAAGCGTTGCAAGCGGACGTGCAGTAACAAATATACCTTTGCTTGCTGACAACCTTAAATATCTGTTTGAGACACTCTCAAAAGCACCAAATGTAAGCGCAAATATTTTACAAATGACACAGGCACTTGGAAATCTTTCCAACAGGTCTGGTGGCGCAATTTCTGGGTTAAATAACAGCATCAGTAATCTTTCCGGTTCTTTCCTTGGATTTAAGACATCCACAGGAAAAGCATTGATCGGACTCAAGTCATTCACAAGACAGATTTTATCCTCTATGGGGATTTATCTTGGTCTGTACGGAGCGATCAGAGGAATAAAAAATGCAATCGACATATCATCGGCATTAACAGAGGTTCAGAACGTTGTTGATGTTACTTTTGGTGACATGTCAAAAAAAGTCAATGAGTTTGCACAGGACTCTATACGTCAGTTTGGTATGTCAGAACTGACATTGAAACAGACGGCAAGCCGATTCCAAGCAATGGGAACAGCCATGGGAATTGACAGCAGTTTGATAAAGAAAGCCAATGAGTTTTTGAACAAACAGACAGATGGCTATATTGGTTTGTCTGATTCCATGGCTGATGTGTCTTTGAATTTAACAAAATTAACTGCTGATATGGCATCTCTGTATAACATAGATCAGGATGTTGTGTCGAAGGATTTAGCTGCAATATTTACCGGACAGACACGTCCATTAAGAGATTACGGTCTTGATCTTACACAGGCAACCCTTAAAGAGTGGGCGATGAAACAGGGATTAGATTCTGATATCGAGTCTATGTCACAGGCTGAAAAGACAATGCTCCGGTATCAGTACGTCCTTGCCAATACGCAGACAGCACAGGGAGACTTTGCGCGTACTGCTGATTCGTGGGCGAACCAGATCAGAATTTTAAAACAGTCGTTCGAACAGCTTGGCAGTGTTATTGGTGGAGCATTAATCAATGCTTTCAAACCATTCGTAAAAGCACTCAATTCCGTTTTACTGGTTGTTATCAGCTTTGTTACAAAGGTTACAAACGCTTTAGGCGCAATCTTCGGATGGAAATATGAGGATTCCGGTGCAGGTCTTGCGGATAGTTTTTCAGATGCGGCAGAAAGCGCAGATGATGTTGCGGACAGTACCGGACAGGCGGCAAAGAACATTGACAAGATGAATAAGGGTGTCCGTCAGTTTGATGAATTGAAACTGATTACAACAAATGATGGTTCTGGTAAAAAAGGTTCGGGCGGTTCCGGCGGCGGTGGCGCATCAGGCGGTGCCAGTGGCGGTAAACTTGTCAAGACAGATACTATTTTTAAAAATTACGAAAGTGATATTAAAAATCTGAAACAGCTTGGAAAATACATCAGTGATGCCTTATCAAAAGCTATGGAGTCTATCAACTGGGATAAGATTTATTCCAAGGCAAGAAACTTTGGTAAAGGCTTGGCAGATTTCCTTAATGGTCTTATCAATCCGAGACTGTTTGGAAATGTAGGAAAAACGATTGCCGGGGCACTGAATACGGCGATTTATGCCACACTTTCCTTTGGTCAGACATTTGACTGGTCAAACTTTGGAAAATCACTGGCAGAGGGAATAAATAAATTCTTCAAAACATTTGATTTTAAAGCACTTGCAGAAGATATAAATACTTGGGTACAGGGAGTTTACAAGACAATTAAGACCATGATAGAAAATATCAAGTGGTCTGATGTTTGGAAAGGCGTAAAAGATTTTCTTTCAAACATTGATATTGAGACAGTTGAAATTCTTCTTGGAGCATTTGCCCTGAAACTTGCAGGCAAACTGTTAACAGGGAAACTTCTCAAGGAGACTATTGGAAAATTAATAGGAGCGAAATTCACAGCCGCTTTTGGTTCAACGGCGGTAAAATCATTGCTCTCTTATGCAATTCCTATTTCACTTGCTGTAGTAGTGGCAACGTTATCTTTTACGGTTGGAAAAGATAGCATAAAAAAAGATGCTAATAATTTAGAAAAAGCGTATGAAAAAGGCGGTTTTCTGCAATATCTTCAGGAAAGTTTTAAACAACTTCTTAATCCGTTTGAATGGATTAATGCATATGGCGGTGGAGTTTTGAGCCATGATACTGTGATGGACAAATTAGGCATTGGAAATGGAATGAATGTTGATGAATTTGTCAAAAATCTGCCTAAAAAGGAAGATTACAAATCATTAGATGATTTCCAAAAAGCATTAAATGAGTTCAATGATAATATGCCTAATAAATTAAATGTACCTGACAGCTTTGATCTAAAGGCGTGGATAGATGAATGGAAGAATATAAACGGATTAGATGATGTAGATTTACGAGCAGATGTCGTCCTTCCAAATTTACAGGAGAAGATTTCCGAGTTCAAAGACAATGTCAAAGAATGGTGGGGATTGAATGTAGAACTACCCGTTCGCAATAAATTAACAACAACTTTAGAGGATGTTTCTTCATGGTGGGAAGATGTAAAAGAATATTGGGGAGAAAAGAAACTGTCAGTGAAAGCTGAAATGGACAGTATAAAAGAAAAAATTAAAGAAAAGTGGGATGAAGCCTTAACTTACATTCAGGAGAATATTTTCCCGTGGTTCACAAAGAAAAAGTGGATGGAAGTAGGGAATGGAATAAAAGAGGGATTGTCTGCTAAATGGGATGAGTTTTCCGATTGGTGGCAGAATACCGGAATATATAATTGGTGGGAAAATCATGTGAAGCCATGGTTTACAAAAAAAAGATGGGATGAGCAGGGAGACGGAATGAAAAAAGGTCTTTCTGAAAAATGGGGCGAATTTAGTAACTGGTGGAGTACATCTGGAATTGGTTCTTGGTGGACAAATCATGTAGAACCGTATTTTACAAAAGATAATTGGACATTCAGCGGCATTTCTGACGGATTGAAGCAGGCATTTGATAATGCTGTTGCAGGAATTAAGCAGGTATGGAATAATTTTGCAACGTGGCTTAATTCAAAACTGTCTTTTTCATGGGATTCTGTAAATATTGGTGGAAAAGAAATAATTCAAGCTGGCAATATTAACCTCGGGAAAATACCAACATTTGCAACCGGAGGCTTCCCGGAAGATGGTTTATTTTTTGCAAATCACGGAGAAATGGTCGGGCAGTTTAGCAATGGAAATACAGCGGTTGCGAATAACAGCCAAATCGTAGAAGGAATTAAAGCAGGAGTAAAAAGCGCAGTATCAGAAGCATTGACACCATATCTGTCACAAATCGCACAGAATACAAGTGAAAACAGCGGAATTAAAGTTGAATTAGACGGCAAGGTAATATATGACAGTACAGTTAAGCAATGGAAGAGTGAAGCAAGAAGAACACAGAGAAATCCAGTTCCAATATTTTAATGACAAATACCGCCACTTGTGCTAGAATTATTTTATTACAAGTGGTGGGAGGAAAAGCTATGGAATATAGAGAGATTGATTTTCTTTGCGGTTGGACTATTGAACGAGCTGTAAAGGAATTGCACGAAAGAGCAAAGGATGGTAATAAATATTGTGGTGAATTCAATGGAAATAAACTAACATCTGATATGTCTTTAGATGATGCTTATATGCTTTGTATAGGTAAAACTTTTGACGAATTTAATAAAGAGCAAGAAGAAAGTCGTCAAAGATTAATTCGTGAAGAGGAAGAACATAAAAGAAAAATCCCTGAATTATCAAAGTATTGGATAGAAGAAGGTCATAAGGTTTTATCTAAAGATAAATGGAATATGTGGGATAAGTGTGTTCCTATTCGACTTAATGATCTATACAGAGGAATGGAACTTGGTCAATGCTTAGATATTATCAAAACTGTTAAAGAAAAATCTATTCAAGATGGAATTGAAATTATGAAAAATCAGGGACATTCTGGTATGTCATGGGGATTAATGAAGTCTATGATTAGAGAATTTTGTGATTGTGGCAATGAGTTCTTAGAACAGTTAGGAGACCAGCTATGAATGAAAAAAGTGAAACAAAATTATGCAAATACTGTCAGACGGAGATTCCAGCTAAAGCAAAAATTTGCCCTAATTGCAAAAAAAAGCAGGGTGGGGCAACAAAGTGGTTTGTTGCGGTGGTTATAGTTATAATCCTGTTGATTGCCATATTTGGCGGAAACGGAGAAAATAACGATGCAGTTGCTGATTCTACCGAGCAAAATAAAAAAGTTTCTTCTATTAGTACGGTAGATAATAAGGAATCGACAAGAGAAGAAGTTTCTGATTCTGATTTTTTGGTAAACTCTCCTGTCCGTGAGTATCTGGATGGGAT